TAGGATATAATGTGATTTGGAAATGACTGTAGCAACTTTTGGGGAGCAGCTTGCGCAAGACTTTTCGGGTAGCGTGACGCAGTATGGACAGTCCATGAGAGTAGCATACTACAAGGATTCTTATTCTGGAACTGCATATGATAATGCATACTTGACCGCTTCCGGTACAAACCAGTGGATGACGGCTTTTGACTTTCCTGTAGGGCAAGGGCGAAATACTGGAGAGGATTTCAAGTTCTTGGCCCAGGGCCGTATTCAGCAGGATGACCGAAAGATTTTTGTTCCGCCTCACATCAACTTGAGTGGAGCTGGAGTGAAGATAGGAATCGGGAGTCCGACACCTGTCGAGTATGCAATAATACCTGAGGGTGTTTCTGTCTATAACGTTCAAGGAGTTGATATTTACAAGAAGGCTTATGTGCGCAAGTTAAACACAGGGATCTTGCCTGGAGAGATATGATGACAGCCTCTGTTAGTGTAAGGATTGAAGGTGCGAACGCTGTGAAGTCAGTCCTTTTACAAGAACAGCGTTGGTTACTCAAGAAGGTGGAACAAGGAGTGCTTAAAGCCACTCAGTTCCTCAAGAGAGAGGTGGTTCAGAGTATAGCTGGAGGACGTTCTGAGCACCCGAGCGTTGACACAGGTCACTATATGGATACTATTGGGTATAAGGCAAGAAGTGGCGTAGGAGAGGTGTTTAGCCTTGTGAAGTACGCTCCATTTCTTGAATACGGCACGAGTCGTACAAGCCCGAGAATGCATTTCCGAAACAGCCTTGAACGTAATCGGAGAAAGATTAAGGAGATTATTGAGGTCCAGGTCAAAAAGAAAGGGGCTATATAGCAAGAAAATACATTTAAATATCATTATATCCACTATAAGAGTTAGGCACGTGGCTGCGTGACAATTGTAAAAGCCTCATGGCTGTGAGGGAGCGAACAATGGCAATATTAGATAGTCAAATAATTGCAAATTCTAACCTGTTTATACGAGACCTTCTTATAGCCAATGTAACAGACCCGCAAACAGGAAAGCGAGGCACAAATGAAAGCTTTGTCATGACTTCTTATCCGAGCAAGCCAGTCCATTACCCGATTATAACGGTCAAGAATACAGGTTTCTCAGCGAGGAGAAGTGGAATGAACACGGAAGAGGTGATGGTCGCACTCACAAAAGAGATTAGGGTGTGGGCAAGAGCAGAAGATAGTAAAGACCAATTGACAGATAATGTTATTAATGTTTTACGCACTGAACAACAAGACGCTGATGGAACTATAAACGAGCAGTTACACGATTTTGAGGTTACGTCAGTAGTCCCTGTAGATGAAGAAGGTGCATCAGGAATTAAAAGTGCTGTAATATCAGTCACTTATAATTATCCAACAGGACAATAAGATGGCAAGACCAAAAGGAATACCAGCATGGAATAAAGGTTTAACAAAGGAAACAAGTGAATCAGTTAGAAAGTATACTGATGCAAAAATAGATAAGAAAAGGCCTGATATGATTAGTAATCAATTTGCTAAGGATATGAAACCTAATAAGACTTCGTTTAGGAAGGGTAATAAATCATGGAATATAGGGAAAAAATATTCAAAAGAATTTGTTATTGAACATGGAATAGGATTGAATCCTAATAGCAGGAATAGGTATAAAGGTGATGGTGTTGATACAAATCAAAAAAAGAGAAGGGCAACAATACTTGAAAAATATGGTCATTTCCCTGTAGCTAAAAAGAAAGATTCTTCAATAGAAATGTCAATGCAAAAAGAACTTAAAGAAAGAAGTATTCAATTTGTAAAACATAAATTTATTGATAATATTAAACATTCATATAGTTGTGACATTTTCATTATGCCTAATATTGTTATAGAATGTGATGGTGATTACTGGCATAAATATCCTAAAGGTCTTGACATAGATAAAAATAGAAATAAAGAATTGCAAGAAAAAGGATATCTTATTCTTAGATATTGGGAACGGGAAATTAAAGGTAATGTTCAAGGAGTTGTCGACGAGATAGAAAATGTTTTAATGATGACTAATAATAAAAAAGTTTATGAGGTGATTTAAGATGGGAAGATTAATGGGAGACCAATCACAAACTTGTCTTGTTTTTGAGAGTGGTACGTATGCTAATCCGTCCGGTACAGGACAATGGATAGGAATGGTACAAAGCTGCGACTTGGTACGAGACCCAGGGCGACAGTCAATGCGCTACAATGAAGGACAGACAAGGGACGTTCAGCAAAAGCACGATACTGTAGAAAGAGCTACAGGAACAATCAGTTATTTTCCGCAGGACTGGAGAATGCTTGCGTTTGCTCTCGGCAGTTGTGTAGATGCGTCAGGAACGGCATATTCTCACACAATGACACCGACGAACAGCAACAATAGCAATGCTTTCACGAGTGGAACTTCTGCTCCGTTCAATAGTTTCCAGATTGAGGATGCAAAGCAGTTCAATCCAACAGGACTGAACCATATCAAGACGATGACAGGTGGAATGGTCAACAGTATGACCATAAACTTGCCAGAAGCTGACTTCATAACTTGTGACTTGACACTTGCAGGAGCGAGGATAAACTATACTTCTGGTGCTGTCACAGCAGTCACAGCAGCAACGACAAAACCTTATCTTAGCAACAAAACATTTTGGTGCTTGCCATCAGGAACATCGTCTAAAGTAACACATATCAGAAGCTCCACGTTCAGTCTAAACAACAACATAGTTTCTGAGCCGTGGCAAAATGGGAGTGCTTATGTGAGCCAACCATACCCTGATATGCGAGACTATTCTATCGAGTGGACGATGGAAGGAAATACTACGTGGGCAAAAACATTTTATGACAAGCACTTCATTGGTGGAAGTTCATTCAATGCTTTCATGCATACGCAAACATCAACCACGAGATATCTTGAGATGACATATAGTGGTTGTCACGTGACAACTATGGCTGACCCGACAACGTTCAGTGCCGGACAGATGCAAACTGTGACAGTTGTTCCTAATACGGCGACAGCATTAGCATTGGATACAATTGCTACTTATAATCCATGGTAAGGAGGTGGAAATGTGGAGTATCTAAAACAAGAAGAAATATTGTTAGAGAGGGATGAAAACGGTAGTCTTTTACCTGTTGACCTTCGTTTAACATTACTCGATGAGAAAGAACTCATAGATAAAGTAGAAGAAGGAAAAGTTGTGACTGATGAAGATGGAGTTACTGAAAAAGAACTTGTTATCATAAAGAAAGGTCCGACAATAAAAGTTCTTCCAATACCGAGAGGTAAATGGCTTAGATTGCTTAAAATGAAAGGTGAAGAGCAGGACTTGCTTCTTTGTACCGAGCACGTTCTTGAACCAAAGATAACAGAGGAAGATTACAAAAGTTCAAAACCTCGATTCATAGGAGCAATTGTTCATGCATTGACTTCTCTTGCCTTAGATGTAACGCAGGAAGAACTTAAAGAGGTTACCAAAGAAGAAGCCACAGAAGCTGAAGAGGAAGTGTTAAAAAAAAACTTGAACGGAATAAGAAACGAACCATCCTCTTCCTCCACCGAAATGGATACAACTACTTCACCCTCCCCTGTCTTACCTACAGAGAAGTAAATTTTTTAATTGATGCACATACTGCTGAAATAGAAGAAGATAAACGAAAAGCAAAGATTGCACATAATATGCCGAGATAAAATGATACCAACAGGTTTTATGGGTGGAATGGCTGGAGGAGCTACGGTCAATGTAATTATACGAGGGGTGGACCAGTTTGGGGGAACATTTGATAAAGCGTATACGAAACTTACAAGGTTGCAAAAAGTAGGAAAAGTTGCTAAGGTTGCAATTGCAGGGTTGGCAATTGCCATGACTGCTGTCGGTGTTTCCAGTCTCAAAGCTGCTGCTGAGTTCGAAGTAACTAAGAAAAGTTTTGAAGTAATGCTTGGTAGTGCCAAGCGTGGTCAGCAAATGCTTGAAGACCTCGCTGAGTTCACAAAGAAAACACCTTTCAAACTTACGGAACTTGAGACAAGTGCTCGTATGATGATGGGTATGGGTGTAGAAGCTGAAAAAGTAATACCTACAATGAAGTCATTGGGTGACGTTGCAGCAGGATTGGGGATTGAGTTCGACCGAGTAGCATTGAATTTTGGTCAGGTAAAATCTCAAGGTCGATTGGTGGGTACTGAACTTAGAGATTTTTCTCGTGCAGGAATACCAATAATTGCTGAACTTGCTAAGAATTTGAATGTAGCTGAATCAGCTATTAAAGATATGGCAAGTGCTGGAGATATTTCTTTTGATATGGTTGAAGAAGCCTTCCGTACCATGAGTAGTGAAGGTGGACAGTTCGCTAATCTTATGCAGATGCAGATGGGAACTGCCAAAGGACAGATAAGCAATTTGCAAGACGCTGTTGGACAGATGCAGAGAGGTATAGGTGAAGAACTTCTTCCTACTATGAAGACGCTTACTGAAACTGTTATGGAGAACAAGGACGCTTGGGCTGGACTTGCAGGAACTCTTGGAACAATGTTTGGTGGGGCACTAAAAATAGTTTCTTTTGCTATTAGAGAACTTATAGAATTGGGTGATAGATTAGCTATTTCACTTCAAGCAGCTGCTGAACTTATAGCCAATCCTTTGAAAGGAAAACAAATTTCTGAGAAGTGGAAAGCTGAAATGTTACTTTCTGATATGGGTGTTGGGCCTGAACAAAGAATGGGAATAAGTGAACAGCAGATGAAACAGATAGGTAGTGGAGACCTTGATGCACAGACTATACGGCAGATGGTAGAGGCCAATGATAATTATATAAAAAGTCAAGAAAAGAATATTGAAGTGACTGAAACTCAAGAAACTGCTAATTATAGTCTGCAAGATTCTACAGTAGAAGCCACTGAAACAACAGCAGGACTTTCAATAGCAACAGCCACTTTTGCTAAGACAGCGATTGATAGTGCACGGACAATAAATCAAGCATCAAGCTATGCCGCAAGTGGGGGTGCGCAGAAATGGACTGGCAAAGCAGCAGAAGCAAAACACGCACAATTTACAGCAGCAGCACAAGCGAGAGACGCTTCAACAGGAACAAGGTCTTCAGGTAGTTTTGCTGAGTTAGGCGGTGGTGGTGGAACAAGAGCAGGTGTTGAATCTAACGTGGGTTATGATGAGTCATC